AGTGACTCCTTAATACCCAACAGCCTTAGCGCCATACGCGGCCTGCTCAGCGGTGTATCCATCAAATGTCAGCTGGTCGATCAGGCCCTGACGGGAGAACGACGACATATCCATATAGGACTGCGCAGAACGTGCAGCCATCTCGTTCCAGTCGGCACCGCAGTTGTCTGCACCGTAAGCTGCCTGCTCGTCCGTGTACTTATCAAACTGAAGCTGCTTTATAAGTCCGTCACGCGAGAAGCCAGACATATCGGTATAATTTTTGGCGGACGCCAGAGCCATCTGATTCCAGTCTGCGCCGCAATTATCGGCTGCAAAGGTAGCTTCTTCGGTAGAGTAGCCATCAAATTCAAGCTGCTGAACGAGACCGTCATGCGAGAAGCCACTCATAGAGATATAATTCTGTGCGGATTTGAGTGCGTTCTTTTCGCCCAGCGTTGCAGAGCTGTCGGCTGCCGGTGTGGTTTCGGCAGGAGTAGATGCCGCAGGTGCAGTGGTGGTATCGGACTGAGCCGCAGTGGCATCTTGCGAGGGAGTGGATGCAGCAGGCGTGCTGCTGCCGCATGCGGAGAGAGATAATGCGATGAGAGCTGCTGCGCTGATGGACAGTAATTTCTTATTCATACTCTTTAACCCCTTCGGTGTCCAATTTGGACACCTTTATTTTTTTACTCAAATTTATAGTTTTTGCGCTCTGTGTAGTAGGAGAGCGCCCAACGCATGAAATCCTCGGTCACGTCAAAATACTCGGCCAAGTCCCACACTTCGGTGATGCCGTTTTTGACGGCTTGCTTGAGTTTACCCCAAGGGATAAGCCGGTACACCGCCCAGGCGTTTGCCTTGTTCTCGTGCTGGGCGCGGACATCAAACGGCGTGTATTTATTGTAAAATCCACCGTAGACACAATGGCCGAGTTCGTGCGACAGCTTGACCGCCTCGTCCGCTTCGGAGCGGATCTTGGTCGGGTCCAGAGCGATGGCGCAAGTGCCGCCGATCGGAACCGAGAAAGCCTCAGCCGTTTGCATCGGAAAATAGTCCACGTCAATGTGGTTTCTCCATGCGCATAGAAATAAGCTCGTTCTGCGATCCATAAAGTTACCTTTTGTTATATTGCTCACGCTTGAAACGTGCGTATGCCTTGATGTCATCTAATGTCGCGTCGTCAATGTCCGTTGTGCCGAAAAGTGCAAATTTGATGTCGTCATCGTCCAGCGTTGTGCGCGTATCGGATCGAATGTCGGTCTTTTCAAGCAGGTAATCGGTTGATACACCAAAGAAAGCAGCCAGTGCGGCTACCGTGGCTGTATCCGGATCACGTGCGCCTTTTTCCCAGCTTGAAACGGTACTTTGTGCGACATGAAAGGATAACGCTAAGTCTTTTTGTGATAATCCTCTTTCGTTGCGCAACTCTTTAATGCGAATCATACGGTTCACCTCGATACAATCATATCACCAAAAGTAATATAAAGAAACATGAAAACACAGAACGTATAAAAAAATCTATAAAATGCTTGACATAACACTCGGAGTGTTATAAACTAATAACACAGAGAGTGATATGGAGGTGACACGATGAAGCGAATTAAAGAACTGCGACAGGCGAAAGGTCTGCGACAGGTAGATATGGCAGCACATTTCGGTGTGGCTCAGACTACGGTAGTCAAGTGGGAGAGCGAAGGATTGTACCCTCCGTCCCGACTTCTGCCGGACATCGCAATCTATCTCGGCTGCACGCTGGACGATCTTTACAAGAACGAAAAGGAGGTAATCTAAATGGCATCGAACAAGTATATGACGGTCGATCAGCTTGCCGAGCGCTGGATGTGCTCGCCGTCATACGTTCGCACCTTGCTCCGGAGCGGTCAGCTGTCAGCAGTAAAAATTGCAGGCTGGAAGGTCCGCCAGGATGAAGTCCTGCGTTTTGAAAAAGCAAAGGAGCAGGCCGATACAGAAGCGCTGCGGCAACAGCGGATCGGTTACATTCTGTGATAATTTTATCACAAACGGAAAGGCGAGGACAACGATGGAAAGATACCAGAATATCTACCAAAGTGCCCGCGAAGGTGCGGGTTTGACGCAGGAAAAAGCAGCCGAGATGCTTGGCTGGTCGGTGCGGAATCTGCAGGCCATCGAGCAGGAGGACCGGACACCTACGCCGGTGCGCGTGGCTGAGATGGCAGAGGCGTATCGTGCGCCATGGCTGCGCGGATATTACTGCAACCGGTGTCCGCTGGGTACACTGTGGCGGCGGCCGGAAAGCAATGTGGAGCTGCAGCAGCTGGCCTTGGAGGTCGGTTTGGAGAGCGAGGACTACGAGCAGGAGCGTGCCGACGCGCACGATCTGGCGATGATCGCCCTCGACCGCAAAATCGACGATGATGAATCATCGAGATATAACGCCATTGTGCAGCGTATGCTGCGGCGGGCCTATCTGGCAGAGATGGCTTTGATCAGCGGCGAAACAGCAAAGGAGCGAGAAAATTGAAAAACGGACAAAGAAAAAGCGCCTGCACGGCGGCAACCGTAGCAAGCGCAAATGCGAAAACATCTTATGATTATTATACCACGGCCGTCATCAAGCGTCAAGTACCGGATTTTGAGGTTCTGGACGGCGGCTGCCAGGGCGTGCGCCCGCGCATGGTCGGCATCGGCTTTACACTGCTGCTGCTCACGGCCGGACTGACGGACAACGGCACGCTGCCGCTGTGGGGTTCGGTGCTGGCCGGTGTGGTCGGTCTGGCGCTGGTGTTGGGAGGTGTGCGCGATGCATGAGGTAAACGTGCGGCTGCCAATCCCTGACGAGCTGTGGACAGAAATCGCGGAGCTGGCAGAGAAGAAGAGCAGCCGACCGGGAGAACTGGCTGAATTTCTGGTGATGGTCGGTCTGTATCATCATCTGCGCCAGAACATCGACATGTACAAGGCAAGCATTATGTTGAGCGAGAGGCGAAAGGAGGGGAAGGTTGACACATGAATTTCCATTTTGACGGTGCTGTGGCTGAGATGTACGGCGTAGACGGTGCGGTTTTTATCTCGCGCCTGCAGTTCTGGATCGAAAAGAACGCGGCCAACGACCGGCACTATCACGAAGGCCGTTACTGGACGTACAACAGCCTGCGCGCCATGGAAAAACTGTTCCCGTTCTGGTCGCGTCGGCAGATCGAGCGCATCGTCAAGAACCTCAAGGACAAGGGCGTTTTGCTGACCGCAAACTACGCCAGGGACAGCTATGACCGCACCCTGTTTTATGCCCTCGACGAGAGCAAATTACCCATTTCACCGTTTGGTGGTGACCTGTCACCAAACGGTGACACCACCCTGTCACCAAACGGTGACAACCTGTCACCGAACGGTGAAATGATTAATGAACAGTTAAAGACACATATAAGAGAAGAGGAAGATAAGGCAAATAAGCCCGAAATAAGCAATAAGCCGCAGCAGCTTGCAGACCGGTACAACGCCATCTGCACCAACCTGCCGAGAGTCGTCCGGCTGACGGACAAGCGCCGCCGGGCGGTGCGCCTGATCCACGACAAGGGCTACACGCCGGAGCAGCTCGATGAGGCGTTCCGCAGGGCACAGGCGAGCAGCTTTTGCGCCGGCCAGAACGACCGCCATTGGAAGGCCGATTTTGACTGGCTGCTGAACGAGAATAATCTGGTTAAGGTGCTTGAGGGCAAGTACGATAATCCGGCGGCAGATAAGCCGCCCGAGAAGGGAGGCGGACGCAAATGGCTGAAATGATGGACCTGTACAACGAGGCCGAAAACAGCGTGCTCGGCACACTGATCGCGGACGCCGAGGTAAATGCCTCGCTGGTGTTTACGCGGGTGCGGCCCGAGGATTTCGTCACCGGCATCTCGCGGCAGATTTTCGAGACCTGCCGGGCGATGTACGGCCGCGGCGATGTGATCGACCCGCTGACCGTCAAGGCGGCCTGCGGCTCTGAGTTTGCAACATGGCTCAAGGAGCTGGAGCAGATCACGCCGTCGGCACGGTACTGCAGCGCGTATGTGGACAAGCTGCTCGAGCTGTCCCGCCGGTATCGGCTGCAGAAGCTGTTCCGCGAGGCACTGGACGGCAACTTTGCCGGGCTGCCGATGGAAGAACTCATCGGCAAGATCGAGTGCATGACCAACGTGGTCGCGGACGACAACGACCAGCGCAGCAGCACAATGACCGATCTGCTGACCGACTTTTACGGCCGCATGGGCACTGAGCGGCAGTACCTCGACTGGGGATTTGACGAGCTGAACCGCTACGTCAAGGTCAACCCCAAGCACTATGTCGTGGTTGGCGCTCGACCGAGTGCAGGCAAGACCGCATTTGCCTTGCAGGTGGCACTGCACATGGCCGAGAAGCACAACGTCACGTTTTTCTCGCTCGAGACAGACAGCGAGACGGTCGAGGACCGCATCATGGCGGCACAGGCCGGTGTTGACCTGGCACACATCCAGTCCGGCAATCTGGATGAGGCCGAAACAGTCACACTGGTCGAGGCTAAGCGCAAACTGGCCGACCGGAATTTCCACTTTTACGAGGCAACCGGCATCACGGTCGATGAGATTCGCGCCGTGACCTGCCGAAACAAGTCGGACATCATCGTGGTGGACTATCTGCAGCTTGTCCGGTCGAGCGACCCCAAGCACATCGGCAAGGAGTACGAGACGATCACCGAGGTTACGACCGCATTGCAGCGGCTTGCCAAAAGCGGCGTGTGCGTGATCGCGCTCAGCCAGCTCAGCCGAGGCGGCGAGGGCATGGCAGCCTTGCGCGGCTCCGGCCAGATCGAGCAGGACGCCGATGTGGTCATGCTGCTCGACTACCCCAGCGAGAAGGACGTAGAGAGTGACGAGGAAGCCGCCGATCTGGAAGCAGGCCGCTTGCGTGTGATTGAGATCGTCAAAAACAAGGGCGGCCGCCGAGGGTCTATCCCGTTCTGGTTCTGCGGTTCGCAGCAGCGGTTCCTCGCCCAGTGGCAAGGATTTTACCAGTCCAAATTACGCATGATGGAGGATGATGCAACAGCATGAGATTAAGCAAAGCAATCCCGCGCCTGCGGTTTGAGCGCCGCCGACTGTACGCACAGAGTAAGGTTTGTTCACCGGAAATGCGGCGGGAATATCGTGAGAGAGCCGAGGCCATTGGTGCGGTGCTGAGATATATCAAACGGAACCGGAAGGAGAAACAGAATGATTGAGATTAAAATTGACGGCGAGACTGTGACCTCTAAGGTGATTCCGCGGAATCCCGAAGAGCTGCAGGCTGATTTCTTGCGCGTCCTGCTTGTGCTGCGTCATGTCATCGAAAAGCACACTGGTCGTAGCCTTGCGAATGTGATGATGGAACAGTTATGCGATGCAGCATTTAGCGAAGATCTCGACGTGACTATTGACGAATACGGTGAGGTGCAGCATGGCAGCTGAGACACGCCGCATCATATGGCGGCATCCAAAAGGCATCTACGAAACGGTTGAGGTGTCCGGCACCGGCGTATTCGGCGTGCCGTACAGCTACCGCGAGACTGTATACACTCAAGATCACGACGCACGCGGCGTGGCCCACAAGGAAATCCAGCCTGCACCGCCGAACGACGGTAGACCGGCCGGAGGGCCGCGCATACCGTTGACGGACAAAGAGGAGCGCGAAATCTGCGAAATGTACGAGACAATGCCGCTTGCGATTGTGGCGGCAAGTATGCACCGCTCAATCAAAACGGTGCGAGCGGTGCTCGCAAAGCATGGAGTACCGCAGCGGAAATACGGTCCGCGAACGAAGAAAAACCACTGAAAAAGGAGCGAAAACATCTTGAAAACGATTAGCATAGTTAATTTGAAGGGCGGCGTCGGCAAGACCGTCACCGCCGTAAATCTTGCAGGCATTTTGGCTGCCGACTATGGCAAGCGCGTGCTGTTGGTGGACAGCGACCCGCAGGGTGACGCCAGCCAGTACATCGGCGTTGTACCTGATGCCTGCAGCACGGCCGACCTGTTTGACGGCGGCACGGCCTACTACGAGGACGTCATCCAGCACACCATCTACCGCAATCTGGATATCATCCCGTCCGACATGCAGCTCGCTTCGGTTGATCTGGATGACGATATCGACCGCAAACAGGCGGTCCGCGTGTACGCCGACCTGCGGGACGCACTGGTCGAGGATGATGCGTACGACGTGATGATCTTCGATTGTCCGCCGTCGTTCAGCCTGCCGTGCATCTCGGCGATTGCTGCCAGTGATATGGTCTTCGTGCCGATCAAGCCGGGCGCGTTTGAAATGGCAGGCATGCGGCTGCTTGCCGACCAGATTGCCAGCGTACGCAGCACCGGTCTTGCCTGGCGCTCCGTGTGGGGTCTGTTGACCATCTGGCACAACGCCGATGCAACGCGGCAGAGTGAGGACTGGCTGCGAGAGCACAGCCCGATCCCGCTGTTCAGCCAGAAAATCCGCCGCACCGACAAGGTGACGGAATCCACCTACGCTGCACAACCGGTCACGCGCTGGTCGCCGACCTCGGCAGCCGCCCGTGACTACCGGGCATGGGTAGAAGAGATTATGGAGGGACTGTAATGGCTAAAAAATTTAACCTTGCGGAGCTGATGGGCGAAACAGTGTCCAACTTGAACACCGGAGAAATGCGGGTGGAGCAGATTCCGCTCGCCGAAATCGAGGAAAACGAGAACAACAGCTACGCGCAGACCGGCATTGACGAGCTGGCGGAGTCCATCAAGGTTATCGGCTTGCAGCAGCCGCTTGTGGTACGCCGCAAGACCGAGAGCGGGTACTTACTGCTCGCCGGACATCGCCGCCGTAATGCGCTGGCGCTGCTCGACCGCAAGACCGCGCCCTGTATTGTGCTTGACGCTGATCTTGACCCGTCCCTGCAGGTGCTGATCCTGCACTGGACCAACACCATGGCACGCGGCGGCGGCGGTCTGACCGCTGAGTACACCGGTCAGGCGGCAAAGGAGATTGAGGCCGCGCTCAAGGATCTACAAGCGCGCGGCGTGGTTGAGCTGCCGGGCAAGCTGCGCAGTTATGTTGCCGAGGTGCTCAAAACTTCAGAATCCCAGATCGCCAGGGCGAAGGCAATCAACAACGGACTGACCAAGGCATGGCAAGGCGATTTTAAGTGTCACCGCATCAACGACAGCGCCGCCTATGAACTGAGCCAGTGTGATGCAGACCTGCAAAGAGAACTGCACGGCGCATACAAGGACCGCTATTGGAATTTGGATGCCAAGAAAATTAAAGCGCATCGCAAGGCGGCGGAATTTGACTTTACACCGCTGACCTGCCCGGAGGCGTCGCCCTGCATAGAGCCTTGCACCGGAGCGGACAAGCGTGCCGCATGGGTCAAAGATGGCCACTGTAAGGGTTGCTGCCATGAGTGCAACAAGGCAGACGGCGGTGACCGCGTGTGCGGCAAGGTCAAGCAGCGCATTGAGCGGGAGAAAAACAAGGTCAAGGACAACGAGAAACGGGAACGCAGACTGGCAGAGTTCAACGCTTCGCCACTGGCAGAAGCTCGGCGCAACATCCGGTTTGCGTTGGCGTGCAAGGATATCCGCAACGTGGACGATCTGCCAAATGCGCAGCATCAGTGGGGCATGAGCTGGCTGTGGTCGGTGGATCCGCTTGCTTATCATACGCCCGACCTCAGCGATCTTTTCGAAGTAGCGCAGGCGCTCGAGATTGATCCGTTTGAGATGATCTGCGGCCGGGAGAGCGGCAGCGTTTGGCGTGAGTGCACCGAGGAAAAGCCGCCGGAAGGTGCTCGGGTGCTGTGCAAGCTGTGCGGCTGCGCTAATCGCTATGGTGAGTATATTTACCGCGGCGGCAAGTGGTTCTTCCCGGATATTGATGATGAACAGTGCGAGGCAAATATCCTCGTCAGCGCGTGGACGGAGGTGTTCCCGGAATAATGGCGAAGTGTAAGTTTTGCGGACAGGGCGTGCGCTCTGGTCCGGTATTCCATCCGGCTTGCTGGGAGCAGACGGTGAACAAACTTGCAAGCGAGTTCTGTGATGAGTATTGCAAGTTTCCGTTTGAGATGGACTATGAGGCGTTGGTAGACAAGTGCGAGCAGTGCCCGATGGTACGGCTGAAAGAACTGGGATGCCGGGTATGAAAACTAAGGATGGAATAGATATGACGATTGAACAAGCTATACGGATCCTTGATCCTGAGACCTCGGCAGCAGCCCTTGGTGAGATCGAATACTATGGCGGACTGCGCGGCAAAGAGAAGATGCTGGTCGCCTGCGACGAGGCCTGCCGCATGGCGGTCGAAATCATGCGACAGCATCTAAAGGACTAAAAAAAATATTTGACAAACCGAAATTTTGCGGATATTCTATAAAACTACGCGGACGGGGACAGCCTCGTCCGCTGTGGTGTTCAATTTGGACACCGTTGGAGGGGAAAATGAAGAGGAGAAAGACAATCCGAGCCGGACGGCTCGTGTGGGACATCACCTACACGGTGCCGCGGCCGAACGCCAGCAAGCAGGAGCGTGCGCGCATCCGCGAGGTGACGGAGGAACAGATCCAACGCACCAACGCCAACACGGCGCAGCGCAAACTGGAAATGCTGATGGCGACCAACTTTGATGATACCGATCTGGTGCTGACCGTCACCTATCGAGATGCGGACCTGCCGGACAGCGCCGACGTGACACGCAAGCACCTCGGCAAAGTGTTTGCGCAGATGCGGGCCTACCGCAAGGCGCGAGGTCTGCCGGATCTGAAATACATTTATGTGCTCGAGGGCAGGCACGGAGACCACCGGCCTCACGCGCACATTATCATCAACGCCGCAGGCGGTGACTTGGAGCTGATGCGGTCACTATGGATTTGGGGAGATGACATCCAGCTCAACTACATCCGCGAGCGCGGATACGACGGTTGGGCTGGCTATCTCACCAAAGAGCGCCGAGAAGCCAGCCTCAACGGCAAAAAGCAGTTTGTGCCGAGCCGAAACCTTGATAGGCCGGTCACGACTTACGAGTGGGTAGACGATGGCACGACCGTTGATGCACCGCCGGGAGCACAGGTGCTCGATGAGGGCGGCGGCCGGAACGAGGTCGCCAGCTGCAAGTACATCAAATACCTGATGCCGAAAACCATACATTATAATAGTAAGACAGCGCGCGGAAAGAAGCGCGTTGATTCTGGCTTGGAACTGTCTATAACATATGACAGAGGGCCGGAGAAACAACGCCGAAAGGGTAGACAGGAGCGGAAAACGAGTGTATAATCATAAACAGAAGATGAAAATCGTGTGCCCGCGATGCGGACGCCCGACACGCGTGCAGGTCACGCTGAACGAAACCCACCTGTGGCATTTCCCACTGTGGTGCGAAAAGTGCAAAAGCGAGTCCGTCGTCGATTTTGACGGCGTGAGCCAGAATCCATCGAGATCCGAGCCGACTGCGTAACATTCCCGTGAGGAGTGTACGCCGTCGGCTTTTTATTTTGCCAGAAAGGCGGTGAGCCGCGTGCAAACGGTGCGCGAGATGATACCTGAGTACAAGCGCAACCTCGACCGGCTGCGTCAGCGGCGGCTTGATCTGCTGCGGGAACGTGTGCTTGAGCCGAGCTTCGAGAGGCGGTTCAAGCTGACCGAGCGCATTGTCCGGCTCAACAAGATCATCGCCAGCAGTTCAGCAGCGCTGCATGACATGATGGAGTACGACCATGGCTAAGCCCTGGTCGAAAGCGTTCTACAACTCGGCCGCATGGCGCGATACCCGCGAGGCCTACATGGTCAGCAAGCACGGACTGTGTGAGCGATGCGGAAAGCCGGGCCTGATCGTGCACCATCGCAAGGCACTGCGGCCGCAGGACATGAACGATCCGGCACGCACACTCGGCTGGTCCAACCTCGAGCTGCTGTGCCATCACTGCCACGACATTGAGCACATGGCAAAGCACAGCGGCGCACGCTGCGGCTTTGATGACGACGGAAACCTACTCCCCCCATTCGAGCCGCGGCGCTGACCGGCGGAAGACCGCACCCCCCACTCAAATTTCACCGAGTGACGGGTGCAGGAGGGGTGTAGTTGAGAGAAGGTGCGGCATGGGAAAACCGAAGGCCGAAACAAGAATAAAACGCGAGCGCGAGAAGCTCGCAGAAGTCTTTGCAAAAATGGACGAAAACAAGCGGAAAACCGCCGAAAAACTCATGGATAACGCGGCTTTTATGGCCGTAACTCTGGAGGATTTACGGGATTCCATCAACGAAAACGGCTGTGTATCCGAGTACCAGAACGGCGAAAATCAGTTCGGCACAAAGAAGTCTCCGGAGGTCGAAGTGTACAACACGATGATCAAAAATTACACCACGGTCATCAAGACGCTGTGCGACCTGCTGCCGGAGTCCAACGGGGAAATGAATGCCCTGACTGAGTGGCAGCGCACGGCCGCAGGGAGGCGTATCGGCTGATGGGAAAGCGCACGATCTGTCCGCTGACCTGCCCGATGATCAACAGTCAGGGATTTTGCGAAAGCGCCTGGACGCGGGCATCGCAGGTGACGGAGTGCCCGCACCGGAAAATGCGGGAAACGGTGTCCAATTTGAACACCCAAAACGAGAAGTAACAACGAGAGCCAGAGACCTACGAGTCCAGAGCCGACAGACTGCCAGAGATGGCGCTGTCGGCTCTTTTTGTTTTTGCGCTGTGACGGACGGTATTGCCATTCCGTCCACCCATATCGAGCATATGGGCAAGGATACGGCGGCACACCCGGCAATGGGATCGCCCGGGTGCGTCCGTCAGAGCGCAAAAGCAGGCGAAACCGGAGGAGGTGAGCAGTACGGCAGCCAAAACAGACCCCAGACAGGCGAGAGAACGTCTTGTCAAGCGCATGGAGCGCGAAGCCAAGAAAACACCGGCACCGGAGGGTGAAAACTGGCTGGAGCAGTATACCTGTCTGGTTCTGACCGGCAAAATCACCGCGTGCCGCAAGGTCAAAACGCTGTGTGCCGTCCTGCTTGACAAGCTGCGCCACCCGGAGAAGTACCGGCCGTGGGTGTTCGATGAAGCCCTGGCAAACCATCACATTGAGTTCGTCGAGCGATTCTGCAAGCAGCCGCAGGGTAAGCTCGGCGCACCGCTGCGCTTGGAGTTGTTCCAGAAAGCACGCTGGCAGGCCATCTTCGGGTTTGTCGATGCACACACTGGCCTGCGGCAGTATCAGGAGTGCATGATCGTCGAAGGACGAAAGAACGGCAAAACGACCGAGTGCGCCGGTATCGAAATCGACCTGCTCGTCAACGACGGCGAGGGTGCGCCGGAGATTTACTCCATCGCTACCAAGCGGGAGCAGGCGGCGAAGAGCTTTAACGCCTGCGTCAATATGCGAAAGCAGTCGCCGGAGCTGGCGGCCGCTATCCGCAAGCGCCAGAGCGACCTGTACTACCCGTACAACCTCGGCTTTATCACGGCGCTGGCGAGTGCGACCAACACGCTCGACGGCCTGAACGCCCACGGCGTACTCGTGGATGAGCTGGCCGCTATCAAGAACCGTGCCATCTACGATGACATGAAGCAGTCCATGTCGGCACGCGAGCAGCCGCTGCTGTTCTCCATTTCGACCAACGGCTTTGTGCGTGAGAGCATTTTCGATGCCCAGTACGAGTACGCGGCCGGTGTGATTGACGGCTCGATCGACGATGACACGTTCCTTGCGTGGATCTATGAGCTGGACGAGCGGGACGAGTACCGCAGCGAGAAAATGTGGATCAAGGCCAATCCCGGACTTGGAACCATCAAGAAAGTGGACTACCTGCGGCGCATGGTCAAAAAGGCGGACAATGACCCGTCCTTTCTGCCGACCGTGCTGGTCAAGGACTTCAACCTCAAGGAAAACGCTGCGACAAGCTGGCTGACCTGGGCGGAGTGCTCCAATCCCGAAACGTACAATATCGCGTTCGACTACGCTATCGGCGGCATGGACGCGGCAGACAGCATCGACCTTGCGGCGGCAACGGCTATCTGTCAGCGGCCGGGCGACCCGAAGATCTACCGCCGGAGTATGTACTGGCTGCCGCAGAGTGTGCTTGATGCCGATGCGGCTGCCGGCAACCGCCGTGAGCGCGACAGCGTGCCGTACAGCCTGTGGGTCAAGCGCGGCCTGATGCGTGCCGTGCCGGGCAACAAGGTGGACAAGCAGGTCATGCTCGACTGGTTTATGGAGCTGCGCGACGAGGACGATCTGTACGTCCGCTACATCGGCTATGACCCGTGGCACATTGACGATAGCCTGCTCGACCGCTTCAAGGCCGAGTTTGGCGAGCAGTGCATGATACCTGTCCGACAGGGCACGCTCAGCCTGTCCCAGCCGATGAAGGACCTCAAGGCCGACCTTGGCGCCGGTCTGGTGGTCGATAACAACAACCCGATCGACAAGTGGTGCATGGTCAACACCGAGGTCCGCACCGACATCAACGGCAACATTCAGCCGGTCAAGATTACGGACAGCCGCCGCAGAATTGACGGCACGGTCGCGCTGATCTGCGCGTACAAGGTGCTGCAGGACCACTACGATGACTATGTAACGATGAACGAGGAGGCGTAAGTACATTGGGGCTTTTGGAAAAGCTGTTCCCGCGGAGGCCGCCCGGCGGCACAGCACCGAGGGAATATTTTAAGACACTGACCGCCTACCAGCCGGTCTACACGACCTACCGCGGCGGCCTGTACGAAATGGAGCTGACGCGGGCGGCCATTTCGGCGTTTGCGCGGCATTGCAGCAAGCTGCACCTCGAGGTGACAGGCGATGCCCGGCCGGATCTGCGGCGCGTGCTCGGGATGCAGCCCAATCCGTTTATGGATGCGAGCAAGTTCCTTGCGCGGCTGGCGACCATCTATCTGGTGCAGAACAACGCCTTTATCGTGCCGATGGAGGACAGCGCCGGACGGCTGATCGGGTATTATCCGGTACTGCCGCAGCAGTCCTCGGTGCGTGAGTACGGCGGTGAGCCGTATCTGCAGTACAGCTTCTGGGGCGGTCAAAAGGCCGCGATCGAGCTGAACCGAGCGGGTATCCTGACCCAGCACCAGTACGAGGACGATTTCTTCGGCTCGGACAACCAGCCGCTCATGCCGACCATGCAGATGGCGCAGACGCAGGCCGAGGGCATTATCAACGGCATCAAGAATGCTACGACCATCCGGTTTCTGGCTCGTCTGAACGGCAATCTCAAGGAAAAGGACATCACTGCCGAGCGCGAACGCTTTGCGCGGGACAATCTGGCCGGCAATGCGACCGGTGTTGCCATGTTCGACAGCAAGTACGCCGACGTTAAGCAGATCGAGTCGGCGGCTATGGTCGTCAATCCCAAGCAGCAGGAGCTGATCAGAGCATCGGTGTTCGAGTATTTTGGCACCAACGAGAAAATTCTCACCAACACCTACAATGAGGATGAGTGGAACGCCTACTACGAGGGATTTATCGAGCCGTTTGCCATTCAGCTGTCGCTGGTGCTGACGGCTATGACGTTTACGTCGGAGGAAATCGCGGCAGGTGCGTCCATCATCGCAACGGCGAACCGTTTGCAGTATGCGAGCAACCAGACCAAGCTGAATGTCGTGACGCAGCTGTTCGACCGCGGCTTCCTGACCCACAATATGGGTCTGGAAATCTTCAACATGAGTCCGGTCGAGGACGGCGACAAGTACTACATCCGCAAGGAGTACGCAGAGGTGTCCAATCTGGACGCCGTGGGCGATACGTCAAAGGAGGGCGACAATGGCGATCACACCGGAAACCCGTGATTACCGCACTTTTGAGGTGCGGGCGCTGTCGGCAGACGGCAGCGGGGAAGAACAGAAATACCGCGTGGAAGGGTACGCGGCGGTTTTTGATGAGGAAACCGTGCTGTACGAGTACGACGGCATTGAATACAAGGAAGTCATCGACAGGAGCGCGTTTACGGGAGCGGAGATGCGCGATGTCGTGATGAATTATAACCATGGGGGTAAACCCGTGGCACGAACCAAGAACGGCACCTTACAGCTGACTGTGGACACACGCGGTCTGCGTATTTCGGCTGACCTGTCCGGCACCGAGGAAGGGCGGAGGCTCTACGAGGAAATCCGGGGCGGTTATCTGGATCAGATGTCGTTCGCGTTCACCGTCAACAAGCAGGAATATGACCGCGCAAAGCATCTGCGCCGCATTACCGGTTTCAAGCGGGTGTTTGATGTGGCGGCGGTGGATATTCCGGCGTACGACGGCACCAGTATTGCGGCACGCTCGTGGGCAAAGGCGGAGGCCGAGCGCGAGCACGCGGAGGCGGACAAGCGCCGCAGGCTGGAACTCAAGCTGAAAACCTATGGTATTACAAAGGAGGAAAAGTAAATGAGCAAGAATCAGAACAAGCAGGCGATCTTCGGCGGTTTTCGCAATCAGGTCGGCCTGCAGTTTTTTGCAGGCAAGAACCGCATGACTGAGATCGAGGAGCGTCTGGCAGCCATCCGCACCGAGATGGACGCCGAGGGCGCTGACCTTGACGCGCTGAGCGCCGAAACCGACAGTCTGCTCGAGGAGCGCAAGACCCTGCTGGGACAGGCAGAGCAGCGCCGCAATCTGCTGAACAAGATCGCAAACGGTGCGGGCGGCGAGGTACGCACGTTCCAGCCGCAGCCGACTCCGCCGGAGCAGCGCGAGTATGACCGCTCGAGCGAGGAATACCGCTCCGCATGGCTGAAAACGCTGGCAAACAACGAGCTGACCGAAACCGAGCAGCGTGCATGGTCTACCGCAACGGCTTCCGCTGGTCCGCTGGTGCCGACCCAGACCGCGAACACCATCATCGAGAAGGTGCACCAGTACGCACCGCTGCTGGACAAGGTAACGCTGCTGCGCGTGCCGGGCAATGTCACCTTTGCGGTTGAGAGCGAGCAGGCGGATGCAGAATACCACACCGAGAATGCGGCTATCACTGCCACCGACACCGGCCTGACCAAGATCAACCTGTCGGCGTACGAGATCACCAAGCTCGTGCAGATTTCTAAGTCCGTACAGCAGATGGCGCTCGACGTATTCGAGAACTGGCTGACCGATATGCTGGCGAAGAAGATCGCAAAGCTGATCTCGGACACCATCATCAAGGGCACCGGCACGGATCAGGGCACCGGCATCGAGAAGGCGAACACCTGGGGCGCGACCAACTCGGTCACTGTCGGCAAGACTGCCGCACTGACCAACCAGAACGTGCTCGATCTCATTGCACTGCTGCCCGGCGGCTACGATGCAGGCGCACAGTTCCTGATGAGCAAGAAGACCCTGTTCACCGACTTCATGCCGCTGCAGGACAAGTCCAAGAACGACCTCGTGCGTATCGAGGGCGGCAGCTACTACATCTACGGCTATCCGGTGCTCATCGACGAGCGCATCGGTGACCACGAGGCGTATCTGGCTGACCTCTCCACTGTCATCGGCAATATGCCGGAGGACGTGACCATTACCTCGACGTTTGACGTCAAGACCAATGCGTTCCTGTTCCTCGGCTGCGCGATGTTCGATTGCAAGCCGTCGCAGGCCGATGCAGTCCGCAAGCTCGTGAAGGCGAGCGCCTGATGCTGACGCTCGACCGCTTTAAGCTGTACGCCCGCATCGACCATGCGGACGAGGACGAGCTAATTGAGAGCCTGATCCGGGCGGCAGACACTGCCGTCCGGGATATGACCGGCAAGGAGCCGCCGTCGGACAGTGATGAGCTGTTCGACACGGCGGTGCTCCAGCTGACGGCGCACTGGTACGAAAACCGCACGCCTGTCACGGACACGAGCGTGACACAGGTGCCGTTTACCGTGCAGACCCTGCTCAACCACATCGCCCTGTCCAGCCGATACCCGGAAAAGGAGGGCGCAAATGGCGCTGACCAATGATCTCAGACACCGCCTGACGGTGTTTAACAAGCACCAGATTGAAAACGACATCGGCGAAACCTGCTGGCAGTACACCGAGGACGGCAAGATCTGGGGTGCGCTGACCGTCATGTCCGGCCGGAATGAAACCCTGCCGGGCGATACGGTTCGCGCCGAGGTCACGCACAAGCTGACCATCCGGCCGCGCTCGTGCAGACTGACCACGGCGACGTATTTCGTCTACGAGGGTCAGCGGTACGATGTGCTGTACTGGCAGCCGCATTACAAGCGCCGCGACCGTCTGGAGGTCATGCTGAAGCTGGTGGTTGAAGATGCGTGACGGCTTCGACATTTCCGAGCTGTATGGCTTTTCTGAAAAGCTCATTCTCACTTCAAAAGAAGCCAGCAAGGCTCAAAGAAAGTTTTTGCAGCAGCAGGGCAACAAGCTCAAACGCAAGACCAAAGCAAAGGTACGGGCACTCGGCATTAAGCAGCACACCGGCAACTACAACAAGCGTATCAAGCGCGGCAAGGTGTGGACTGAGGCAAATGCTAACACCATGAGCGTCCGTGTCTATTCAAATGCGCCGCATGCACACTTGATTGAAGAAGGTCATGAGCAGACTGTCAATCCCGGAAAGGGGGAGGGCAATGGTCGCGGCGTAATCCCCGGCAAAGGCATTGGCCGCAAGGTCGGTGAGGTTAAGGGCTTCGGCGTTTTTGAGAAAGCGCAGGAGGAGTTTGAACCGGAATTTGCTTCGGCTTGTGAAGATGTAATCGACGAGTTGATAGATAAAATATGACAATTCGAGAAGTACGCGCGGCATTGACCGCGCTGTTAAAGCAAGCAGCACCCGGTGTTCCGGTGTCCAAATCGGACACCGACAAACCCGTGGTGCGCCCGTCCTTCAAGATCGACATTTTCCCGGCAGAGGGAAACGCCGCCTGCGGCGGTACGCGGGAACGGTCGATCGACGTGGACGTTTGGTACTATCCCGCCGAGCGGGTGGAGTACCTCGAGGAGTGCAGTGAGATGGCAGAACGCCTGATCGCCGCACTTGAAGCCGGTATCGACACCGGCGAGATCGTGCTGGTGCCGGACGATACGGTCAGCACGACCATATCGCTCGGTGTGCTGGTGCTCCAGTTTGCACTCAGCTGGTGCGAGAGCGCCGCCGAAACCGGAGAAATGATGGAAGCCCTCGAATACTGAGAGGAGGAGTAAAACCAATGGCAATTACAATGCCGAAAATCGAAATCAGTTTTGAGCAGAGAGCTGTGTCGCTCATCGGACGCTCGGAACGCGGCATCGCAATCCTGATCGTGCGCGATGATACGGATAAGAGCTTCACGCACAAGCAGTACGCTGATCTCTCTGCGGCGCAGGCTGACGAAAGCCTGTACACCGCGGATAACTACAACGCCATCTGCGACCTGCTCGGCTTTGCGCCGTACCAGATGCACCTGTTCCGACTGGATACCACCGGAGCACTGACCGACACGCTGACCGAAATCTCTAAGACGGTCAAAACCGGCTGGCTGACCATTGCCGGCCAGAGTGCCGCTGACGGTCTGGCGCTTGCCGCGTGGGTCAAAACGCAGGACAACACCAAGAAGAAAACCTACAAGGCGGTCTGCTATGACCTCACGACCCTGCCGGATGATATGCACGTTGTCAATTTCATCAACGAAAAGGTCACGTTCTCCGACGACCGCGGGGAGAAGGACGGCGTAGCGTATCTGCCGTCTCTGGTCGGCATTTTCGCCGTCTGCAACGTGACGAGAGGCAGCACCAACTACCAGTGCTCTAATCTGAAAGAGGTGCAGGAGGTCGAGGACAACGATGCGGCGCTTGGCACCGGCAAGTTTATCCTTGTTAACAGCGAGGACAATACCGTGCGTATCGCACAGGGCATTAACTCTATGACGACCACGGACGGCAAGACCAAAACCGAAGATATGCAGTTCATTGAAACCGTGGAAGCAATGGACATGATGAAGGACGACATTGCGGCGACATTCCGGGAAACGTATCTCGGCAACTACCGCAACAGCCGCGACAATCAGATGATGCTGGTGGCAGCGCTCAACAGCTCGTACTTCCGTCAGCTCATGCAGCAGAATATCCTCGACCCGGACTACGCGAACGCCGCCGCCATCGACACGGACGCGCAGCGCGCGGCGTGGGTGGCATCCGGCAAGAGCGAGGCTGCGGACTGGGACGATGATACCGTCAAGGCCAACCCGTTCAAGCGGACGGTTTACCTTGCCGCAAACGTCAAGATCCTCGGCAGTATGACGGATCTGATTTTCCCGATCACGATGGCGTAAAGGAGGACACGAGACATGGCAAATTTCAATCCGAACCGCGTGCTCCATGGCAATGAGGGCACGGCGTGGTTCAACGGCAAGAAGCTGACGACCTTACAGAGCATTGAAGCCAAGGTCGCAGCGGACTACGAGGACATCAACAACTGCGGCGATCCGGCAACCTACCGCATTTATAACGGTTATTCCGGCGAGGGCACGTTCACGGCGCTCAAGATCGACTCGGATGTGCTGAGCCTGCTGGGCGACGCCTATCAGACCGGCGAAATGCCGACTATCACGATCATCACCGCACTGACCCAGAAGGGCACGAATAAGGTGGAGCGCGTGGCGCTCTCGGACGTGACCATCGACGAGTTTTATCTCGCAAAGTTCGAGAAGAAGAGCAAGATCGAAGAGGAAGTACCGTTTAAGTTCGGTCACTTCGAGGTATTGGAGAGTATCTAAATGGATAAGAAGTTACTGGATGCGCTGGCGGCAAAAGCCGAGCAGCGCGCAAAGGACCGCAAGAACGCAAAGCAGTTTGAAGTGGCCGGCGAAATGCTGACCTTTGTACAGCCGAGCGTGGATGCCAAGCTGAGCTATGCCGAAGCCATGCTGTCCGAGAGTGCGGCAGACACGGTACGCGCCTGCGCAAGTCTGATCTATGACTGCTGTCCGGATCTGCAGGATCCGGAGCTGCACAAGGCTCTGGGTGTTACCGACCCGTATGACACCGTCTGGACGCTGATGCAGCCGTACGAGGTTGACCAGCTGGGCGGCAAGCTGTATCGCTGGCTCGGCCTGATCGGTCCGCGCGATAACAACACGCCGGACACTGCGAGGGCCGACACCGTAAAAAACTGATCGAGCGCGACCCGGTGCTCGACCTTGCGGCATTTTACGCACCGAGAGGTATAACGCCGGAAACTATTCGGCAGATGTCTCTTGCGGATCGTGCAGTGCTGCGGGAAGGCCGGGCGCGCTGGTATGAGGATAGCCGGTGGCTGATTGCAGCCGGTATTGCACTGGCGTACAACCCAAAGGAGGAGGACGGAAATGGCTAAAAACAAAGTAATCAATACCGTCCTGACGCTAAAGGATGAGATGTCGGGCGGTCTGGTAGCGGCAGCCAAGGCGGCTAAGAAATCCGGCAAGAATATTGATGACAGCATGATGCAGGCCACCCGCAAGGTGGTCGCATTCAAGAACAAATCGCTCACGGCGTTGGGGGATTTTGCAAAGAAGGGTGTCAAGGCTGCCGGTGCGGCTGTTGCAGGCATGACCGCTGCGTTCATTGCACTCGACGGTGCGACCGAGGAATACCGCGTTGCGCAGGGCAAGTTAAACGCCGGATTTCAGGCGGCGGGCTTTTCCGCAGACACTGCTCGAAAGAGCTATCGTAATTTCTACGCCATTCTTGGCGATACGGACACCGCAACCGAAGCCTCGCAGCTGCTCGCCAACATGGCGAAGAACGAGGAAGAGGTAACCAAGTGGACGCGCATCGCCGCAGGCGTGCACGGCACGTTTGGCGATTCGTTGCCGATTGAGGGCCTGGTAGAGTCCGCCAACGAGACTGCGCGTACCGGTCAGGTGACCGGCGTTTTCGCGGATGCGCTCAACTGGGTCGGCATCATGGAGGATGACTTCAACGCCAAGCTGGAGAAAACAACCGATGTCAGCAAACGCAATCAGCTGATCATGGATACGCTCTCCAAGACCTACGACAAGGCTGCGGACAGCTTCTACGCCAATAATCAGCAGGTCATCAACGCCCGGCGTAACCATGCGACGCTGGACGAGATGCTGGCCAAGGTGGGAGACACCAGTTCCAAACTCAAAAGTCAGTTGTGGGTGCTGGCGGGCGCCGCCGAGGACGGCTCAATCCGATCCGGATCGGCGCTGGACTGGGTGCAGAAAAAAGCGGATGCGCTTACTGATTGGCTTTCCAATCTGGATCTCAGCAATCTGAAAAAACAGTTTGATGAGAAGTTTGCGCAGACCCTGCAGAAAGCCGGAGATGCAGTGCAGTGGTGCTGCGACAATTCCGATACTTTGATTGCAACGCTGAAGGTGCTGGCGGGTATGTGGGCCGTGAAGAAGGTGCTCGATTTTAACAGCGGCTTGACTAATTCTATCAGCACAATTGGTGGAGCGGTTACTACTCTCCTGACCATGACCGGTGTACTGGGCGGTCAGGCTGCCGCCACCGGCACAGCGACAGTTGCGCAGACCGGACTTAACGCTGCAATGGCGGCAAACCCAATCGGTGCAGTTATCCTTGCTATCGAGGCACTGATTGCGGTCGGTGTGCTGCTGTACAAAAACTGGGACACCATCAAGGCCGGTGCGCAGAGCCTTTGGAACAAGTTTAAGGACGTCAGCATTCGCATTGGCACTGCCTTTTCCGGTGCGTTCAACAAGGTCAAAAATGCCGCTAAGACGGCGCTGGAATGGGTAGCAAGCAAGCTGTCGTGGCTTAATGACAAGATTGAGAGCATCCCCATCCTCGGTAGCTTGTACAAGGGCGCCAAGGGTGCGCTGGGCAACGCTATCGAGTGGGTAGACAATGCCACAACGGGCAATCGCTCGGGCACGTCCACAGGTACGACCCAGACAACGACCAGAAGCAAAACGACTACAACGGCCGGTCCGGTCAAGACCACGACCTCGACCACTACGACGATACCTAAGCCGACACCCAGCAGCCTGCTGAGCCTGCCGGGCCTGCCGGGCCTCGGCAAGGCAACCGGCACGCCCTACTGGCGAGGCGGCTACACCCGCGTCAACGAGCGCGGCGGCGAAATTATGAACCTGCCGAGCGGCACGCAGATCATCCCGCATGATGTGTCTGTCAAGGCGGCAGGCGGTCGGAGCGTGACGGTCAACGTCACCATCCAGGGCAACGTGATCGGCAACCGCGAGTACACCGAGCAGGTCGGTGAGTACGTCGGCCGCAAGGTGCTTGCGGCGCTCGGCAACACATAAGGAGGTGCGGTGCGTGTACAAGATTATCATCTCGGTCAACAACAACGAGGAGGTCTGGACACTGCCGCACTGTCCGCCGGATTTCCCAATCCCGCAGCCAGAGCAGCACCACGAGACCTACGAAGGGCTGAGCCGCGACTATCGCCGCATCGGCACGCTCGGTCTGCGGCACATGGAGTGGACGGCGCTGCTGCCGGTACGCCGGTACTCCTTCATGCCGTCCGAGGCATCTGCGGACGGCTGGGCGTATGTCGATTTCTTCGACCGGTGGCGTGACAAGAAGGTGCCGTTCCGGCTGATCGTGCTCGACAGCAAGGGTGCGGCACGGCTTAACATGCCGGTGACGGTTGACAGCTTTGATGTTACCGTGCGAAGAAACGGCGATTTGGAGTACAGCATTGCCGTCACAGAATACAGATTTATCAAATGAGGAGGTGCGCCGATGGCGGCAGGATATGTCGATGACCACAAGCTGACACTGTACCGCGACGGCGCACAGCCGCGCGACATCACCGCGTTTGCCAGTGACATGACGCTGACGGACGACCTCGACACGCTGGCGGCAGAGCTGACGTTTAAGACGTTTATCTCGCCGTGGGACAAGTACACGCCCAAGCTGGCGCTCGCGCCGGGCGACAAGGTGCGCGTGACCAATCAGGGGAAAACGGTCTTTTCCGGCATCATTATCACGGTGACGCTGGACGGCGGTGTTACGGCCTACGACCGCGGCTGGTATCTGAATAAGTCGGAAATCGTGCTGCAGGTCAACAACCTTGCCGCCGATCAGGTCATCCGCAAGGCGTGTGCCAAGGCGGGCGTGACAGTCGGAAAGGTGTGCAGCCTGCCGACCAAGATCACGCAGCTGTGGACCGGCTCTACACCGTCCGACATTATCAGCGATGTGCTGAACACCTGCACGTCTGCGACCGGCAAGCAGTACCGCCACCGCGTGGACGACAGCGGTCTGCAGGTCGAGGCACTGCCGACCGCGCCCATCAAGGCGTACCACAAGCCGGCCGCCAATATCGCAGCGTTCGACATTACATGGGCGCTCGGTCAGGTGAGCGGCGAGGACAGCATAGAGGATACCTACAACGCTGTTGTCATTGCCGCCGAGGACGACGGCAAAGCCTACATCGGCGCACAGGCCAGTAACGCGGCGTCTATCAAGCGTTACGGCTTTATGCAGCACATCGAGACCGTGACCGAGAACCCCGGCACGGCTGTGCTCGGCCAGATGGTCAAAAACCTGCTGAAAAACGCTGACAAGGTAGGACAGACCCGCTCTATCTCCGAGATTTGGGGCTGCGATGAGGTGACAAGCGGCGTGGTACTGAGATTTAACTCGCCCGCGTTTGGCATCAAGGGCAACTTCCGCATTACACGCGTGGAGCATCACTACGGCGGTGCAGGGCACACGATGGCGCTCGAAATCACGGCACTCGAGCAGGTGCGAGCCGCCGCCGAGGGCAAGACCGACGCGGCAGCCATCAAGGCCGCCAGCACGGACAAGGTGCAGGTGTTCGGCCTGCCGGATCTGTCCGGCGGCAGTGACGGCGGCTCGGGCGGCACCATTGTCAAGGCACTGTTTACGGCTTACTATCCCGCCAACAATGCGCTTGAAGGCGGTTATCTGGATGCACAGGGCAACAGGCTCGACCCAAGCAAGCACACCTGCGCCGCACCGCCGTCTGTGCCGTTCGGTACGAAAATTACCGTCCGTGACACCGGCACAAGTCTTGACGGCGTGACCTACACGGTCAACGACCGCGGCGGCGCCATCCAGATTGAGAACGGCGTGTACCACTTTGACCTGCTGATGAGCAGCAACGCCGAGTGTAATCGCTGGGGACGTAAAAACGGCTCTGCGATCATCGGCGGCTCGGGCGGCAGCTCGGGCAGTGCGGTGTCGTTTGTCAATACGGCACTGGGCGAGGTCGGTTACAAGGAGTCCGGCAAGGACATCAACAAGTACGGCCAGTGGGCAGGTCACAACGGCGTTGCCTGGTGTGTTTATTTTGTTTGCTGGTGTGCGTACAAGTCTGGCGCACCAATCCCGACAAGCTACGGCTACGTTGGCGATATGAGCAGCTATTTCAAGTCTCGCGGCAAGTACAGAGCGGCAGGCAGTTACAAGCCCAAGGTGGGTGACCTGATGATTCAGGGCGACCGTCACATCGGCATTGTAATATCTGCCGGAGCATCGTCGTTTGAGACGGTGGAGGGCAACTGCACCAACAGCGTCAAGCGCGTAACGCGCAGCTATGGCGAGGTGTCCGGTTTCTGTACTCCGTGGGGATAACACAAGATATTGTATGCTTGTGGATAACACTGTGGAAGATGTGGAAAGGAGTGCGTGCCAGTGGCATGGGATACAGAGATGGCTTTGGCCATCAAGAACACCGCGAGAAAAGCGGCAAAGAGCCTACCCAAAGGCTGGTATCGTGCCGAGGTCTTGCAGGTAACGCCCAAGTTGATTTTTTCTGTGGTAAGTAAGGAATTTCAGTTCAGCACGGGAGATGGCCTGATTATGACCGCCACGGCAAAGAGCAAAACGTGGAAGGTCGGCATGCAGGCGGCGGCCATTCTGCAAGGCAGTGAGCTGCTGGTTTTAGATTCTTTATAGGAGGTGTCGGCTATGGCCGATGTGTTTCCGGTCATTCCGGAGGAGCTGCCCGCGCAGGTCGCGGAGAGCATTGGGCGCTCTCCGGAGTTTGTGTTCCACGAAGACGGCAGGTCGGGCAGTTTTCATCTGATCGACGGCGCTCTGGTCGAGCGGCAGGGCGTGGAGGCGGTCAAGCAGTGGCTTGAGCTGATGCTGCGTCAGAAACCGGGTGCAATCCCGATCTACCGGACGAGTGGCACGACCCAGCCGGGCGTGGAGGCGGTCAGCCTTGACCGGCGCGTGCCGGAGGGCTGGATTTTTGCCGAGATTGAGCGCAACGTGCGGGAGACCGCCGCGTTCTGCCCGGCCATCCGGTCACTTGACAGTTTTAAGTTTACGCGCGTGCGGCGCGGCGTGGAGGTGCGCTTCACGGTGCGGCTGCACACCGGAGAGAGTGAGGAGGTGACGACGTTTGTCAGCGAGTGAGATTTTAGACAAGATGCTGTCCGCAATGCCGGAAAGCTATCAAAAGACCATCGGTTTCCCGACTTACGACCTTTTAGCCGCAGTCAGCCTGCGGATGGAGGGCACGGACGAGGCTATCGACGAGGCCAGACAGCAGCTTGACCCCGAAAACCTGCACGACAGCGCCCTGGATCGCTACATCTATCCGCGCTCCGGCTTGGAGCGCAAGGCCGCGACCTTTGCGCACGGCAGCCTGACCGTCACCGGCACAGGCACGGTCGAGCAAGGCACGCTGTTTGAGAGCGGCGGCGGTGTCCAGTATTACGCAACCGAGACCGTTGCCATTGAGGGCGAGGGCACGGTCCCGGTCACCTGCACGGTGGACGGTACGGCAGGCAACCTGCCCGCGCACAGCGTGACGCAGATGCCGGTGGCAGTGCAGGGCATTGCCTCGTGTGATAACCCTGAGCCGATCGGCGGCGGTTACGCGGAGGAATCCGACAGCGAGTATTATGCACGCTATCTGGTCGTACTGCGCACGCCTGCCACGAGCGGCAACGTGTACCACTATGTACAGTGGGCGCTTGAGGTGGCCGGTGTCGGTCATGTCAAGGTGTTCCCGCGGGTGCAGGGCGTTAATACGGTGGATGTGGTGATCGCGGACAACGCCGGTCAGCCTGCATCGCCTGCGCTCGTGAAGTCGGTGCAGGACTACATCGACCCCGACAGCGAGGGCGCAGGCCGCGGACAGGCGCCCATCGGCGCACAGTGCTTTGTTACTGCCGCGACCGGCAAGGCCATCACGGTCAGCTGCATGGTGTCCAAATCGGACACCGTAACCGAGGACATCCTGACATCCGGCATCAAGGAGAGCGTTGCGGCCTATCTGGCGAGCACGGTCTTCACACAGGATTATGTCAGCTATGCACAGATCGGTGCGGCCATCATGGACACGCCGGGCGTAATTGACTATGCCGGGCTGAAAGTGTCCGGCGGCATCGTAAATATTGCCATCGCGGAGCGCGAGTGTCCGGTACTGGGCGAGGTGACAATTACCTATGGCTGAGTTTGACAACATGCGGAAAAGCCTGCCGGTGGCGTACCGCACGGACAAGTGGGTTTGTGACCTGCTTGCCGCAATCCAGTCGCTCGACGACACGCAGCGCGAGCAGATGCTCGACATTACGCAGCAGCTGTTTCCTGCCAGCATGACGTGGGCGCTTGCCATCGAGGAGCGCGACGCCGGACTGGCCTCGACCGGCACGCTGGAGGAGCGCCGCACTGCGTTGATTGCACGGTGGCGCGGCTCGGGCAAGTGCGACGTTGACCTGATCCAGCGCGTGTGCGACAGCTGGAAGAATGGCGAGATTTCCGTCGGCTTTGCCGCGGGCGTGATCATGCTGACGTTTGTCGGCGCGTATGGCATCCCTGCGCCGGCTGAGCTTGCCGCATTGCAGGAGGCAGTGGACCGCGTGATCCCGTGCCATCTGGCAAGCAAATATCTCTGGCGCTGGATTCTCGTCCGCGAGATCGAGGGCATGACGCTGGACGAATTGCAGACGCACAAAATTAGCGAATTTGCATTTGAGGAGGTGCAGGCGTGAGCCTGAAAACCAAAATTCTGGGGCTGTTTAAGTACGATCCGGACAAGGACGGCGCAAGCACGTTCAATATCAAGCAGGCGCTCAACGACAACTGGGACAAGCTGGACAACGAAGTTGCAGCGCGTGTAAAGACCACGGAATTGGCCGCCGAAGTCAAAAAGACCGTGAAAGGCGGCAGCTTGACCGCCTCTGATCTGGGCGCGGTATCGGCAGCGGATAAGGGTCAGGCAGGCGGCATTGCAGGTCTGGGCGCTGACGGCAAGGTTCCAGCATCGCAGTTGCCCGCGATGAATTACGAGGGCAAGGGCGCCGTAGATACGCATAACAAGAGTACAACCGCGCACAAGGAGCTGTTCGATAAAAAGCTCGACAAGCTGACCGGCAAGAAAGGACAGTTTGCAGGCTTTACGGAGGATAACGTAGTCGGTGCGATGGATGCCCCCAACGGCGGCGAGACCGACTCCGGCGTGGGTGAGCTGCAGGACACCGAGATGGAGGTCGGCACGATCACCAACGCAGGGGCGGGATGGAATACCTACCATTTCCGCGAAGCGTTTGAGGGCGTGCCGCAGGTGACCTGTCAGGCCGAGGACTTTGACGGCGTGGTGCTGGTCAAGGATATCACCGCAGAGAAATTCCTTTATTGTCTGCGGAAGCTCCAGACCGGCAGTTACTACACTGGCGACTCGACGGGCACCAATCCGTCGCACAGCGCGGCCACGTTGGTAAACGGCACAACGACCACGGCTGACGCAGTTAAAATCAATTATATTGCCGTAGAGTATGGAGGCGAACGATAAATGTTAGCAAATCAGAGCGATTTTATGGCGTATGCGGGTGCGTTTAAGTCGAATTACCGCAAAGGTATCCGCCGGATGGAGGCAATCCTTGCAAACCCGACCCACGCAAAGGAGTTTGCCGACAACCTCGGTGGCGTGAGTGTCGTACTGGGCGTTCCGGTGAATCTGCCGGACCGCAACAGCGACAAGCTGCTTGAGCTGCTGCTCGGCAGTGATGTGGCAGACGATGCAGTAGAAACGTGGCTGCACCAGTTTTACGAGTTCACCGGTTGGGACGATCTGCTCAGTGATTCCGCCCGCTGCAAGGAGATGGCCAACAACCCGCTGATCTGGCGTGCGGCCGGCGGCAGCAAGCTGGCGGTTGGCAAGTCCATCGCTACGCTGGCGGGCCTGTCCTGCGCTGACTATGCAGACATCGACGCGGTAGCGGCTTCTCAGGTTGCTATGACGGCTATTGTTAAATCGCCGGTAGCAACGGCTGCTATGTGGCGCAGCGACACCGCAATCAAAGCATTGCAGGCCAACGCGA